CTTGTAAAACGGTTTGGTGGAACCTGTTGACATCCGCATATGCCAAACGTAGAGTCGTCCTCACGAAGCGTTAATCGAACGAAGGATCGAACAGCTCGCAGGAGGACATCGTGACCACCATCGCGGAAGCGCTCGGCATCACCTGGGGGAGCAACAGAGCCACCGACTCCCCGGAGTACCGGCTGACCTACCACGCGCAGAAGCAGGCCGCCCTGAAGGGCTGGAGCAGCGCGCAGGTCCTGGAGGCCGCCGACCGGCCGCAGCACACCTCCCCGTCCAGCCGGTTCCCCGGCCAGTGGCGCCACGTCCGAGGCGACATCGTCGCCGTCGTCGACCCGGCCGACCACCGCGTCATCACCGTCTACCAGGACGTCGCCGAGACCACTCTCCGCACCGACCAGACCGACGCCGACGCGCAGCGCTACGCCAAGGGCCACTCCGGTCTCGGCTGCAAGTAACGGCTTCAAGAAGACGTAATCCAATATGGACAATCTCGAAGACGTAATGTAGAGTCGGACCTGCTCAACCGACCTACTACTCCGTAGAAAGAGAGCCCCGCTCTATGGCTACCGTGCAGAGACGAGCAACCCAGCGCATCGAGCGCCCTATCTCCCTCACCCAGTCCGCGCCCTGGGAGAAGACCCGCCAGTTCCTGGCCCTGAAGTTCCAGGAGACCGAGATCGTCACCCGCAAGAACAAGTTGCGCGACGAGGTCAGCGTCCACGTGGACGCCAACGGCGACATCGACGAGAAGGGCAGCAAGTTCTGGAAGTTGGACCCTCCCATCGAGGTCAACGGCCAGAAGTTCACCGAGGTCAAGCGCGAGCGCCGCGTCAGCGTGAGCCTGGACGCCGAGAAGGCCGAGGAACTGGCCGTCGCCAAGGGCATCCGCGACCGGGTCTTCAAGGAAGTCACCACCGAGGTCCTGGACCAGGACGAGTTGTACGTCCTCAACCAGGAAGGCGTCCTCAGCGACGAGGAACTGGACGGCCTGTTCGTCGAGACCGAGTCCTTCGCGTTCAAGCCCATCCGTGGCTGATAGGAGCACCACCACATGAACACCATCGCCGACACCATCGACAAGGCCTTCGCCGAGATCGGTGAGCAGTTCTACCCCGGATCGACGCGCCCCCTGGTACGTCACCGCAACCGGCTTAATACCGAGGCCGCCCCGTCGGCGGCCGATCCCGGATCATGGGACGCCAAGCCCCGTAAGTACGTCGTGGCCGGAGTCGAGACGGAGTTCTTCACCGTCGGCGACCTCGCCAAGGCGCTGGGACGGCAGCCTGTGACGATCCGGAAGTGGGAACGGGAAGGGGTCATCCCCAAGTCCACCTACCAGTCGCCGGGCAAGGACGGAGATGTACGCGGCCGACGCCGCCTGTACACCCGCCAGCAGGTCGAGGGCATGGTGCGCATCGCCTACGAGGAAGGCGTCCTCGTCTCCCACCAGAAGCCGATCAAGGGCACCCGCTTCACCGAGCGCATCGTCGACCTCTTCAAGGTCCTGGCGGGCGACGAGTGAGGATCGTCAAGAGCCAGAAGCACCACGTGTCCATGGGGAACTTCGAGTGGGTGGAGTTCGGCTACGAGGTCGACATCTCCACCGACGACTTCCCCAAGGCACGCACCCTCGACGACCTGGACAAGGTCGCCACCGACCAGATCACCAAGGCCCTCGCGGCCGACATCGAGGAAGCCCGGCTGAACACGGGCGAAGCATCCTCGTACGTCCATCTCTACCAGCAGGAGAACTGAATGCCCCGCACCCTTACCCGCCGCCGCACCGCCCGCGACACCGAGGCGTACTCCCCGGCCGACGAGCCGGAGGACGAGAAGGGCTACGCGGAGGAAGAGGACGAGGCTCCGGCCCGTGGCTCCCGCCGTGGCTCGCGCCGGTCGCTTAATACCGAGGAGGCCGACACCTCCCGACGCTCGCGCCGTGCCTCGCGTGACGAGGACGACGACGAGGACGACGAGCCCGCGCCGAAGGTCGGCGGCCGTGGCTGGGGCTCGTACGAGAAGACCAAGCAGGCGTCCTCCGGCTTCCCGGACAACTTCAAGGCGGGCAGCGAGTCCGTGATCGTGAAGATCCTGGACGAGGAACCGTTCCTGGTCTTCCTCCAGCACTGGATCGAGCGCTCGGGCAAGAAGTCCTTCACCTGCCTGGAGAGCAAGTGCCCGCTGTGCGACGACGCGGGTGACAAGCCCAGCCAGCAGATCTCCTTCAACGTCATCGACTTCACCGACCCCGAGGACCCGCAGGTCAAGGTCTGGCAGGTCGGCCCGATGGTCGCGGACATCCTGAAGAACTACTCCAAGGACAAGAAGACCGCCCCGATCAACCGGGACGACCTCTACTTCTCCGTCCGCAAGGAGACCAAGAACAAGAAGACCAACTACTACATCACGCCGGTCAAGGAACGTGACCTCCTCGACGACTGGGACATCGAGCCCCTGACCGAGGAGGACCTGGAGACGTTCGACGCCAAGGCGTACGACGCGGACATCCTCCAGGTCACCCGTCGCAGCGAACTCAAGACCATCGTCCGGGAAATCCTGAACGACTGACCTGCCTCCCACGGGGAGGTTCCAGCACCGCGCTGGGGCCTCCCCTCAGCTTTCCCATCCACCACCACCGGAGCCCGCCGTGCAGATCCGCAACTCCGTCATCCTCACCCCCGACCGGCTTAATACCGTGGTCGAGCGCTTCATGGAGCGCCCGGCCTTCACCTTCGACATCGAGACGTTCGGCGCCTTCCGGAACGTCCCGACGCAGAACGTCGCCAACTGGGTCTCCCTGGCCGCCGACGGCATGGCCTACGCCATCCCCTTCGGCCACCCCAACGGCGACGTCCTGGTGAGCAAGGCCACCCGCAAGAAGAACCGGCTGACAGGCAAGTTCGACGCCATCCCGGCCGTCTACGACGCCCCGCCGGAGCAGATGCTCCCGTCCGAAGTGTTCAGCATCCTCAAGCCGCTGTTCTTCGCCGAAGACAAGATCAAGATCGCGCACAACGCCACATTCGACCTGATCTCCACGGCGAAGTACTGGGGCGAGATCGCACCGCCGGAGTACTCCGACACGATCGTCCTTCAGTGGTTGTGCGACGAGAACATGAAGCAGAAGGGCCTCAAGGAACTCGTCAAGCGCTACTACAAGGTCGACTACGACACCGAGAACGTCGGCAAGCAGGTCGAGGCCCACCCGTTCTCCAAGGTCGCGCACTACGCCTACATGGACGCCAAGTACACCTGGCTGCTGTGGAAGCGGTTCCAGCGGCAGATCCAGGAGCAGGGCCTGACCCACGTCCGGCGGCTGGAGGAGGACGTCCTGGGGGTGCTGCTCGACATGGGCATCACCGGGGCGCCGGTCGACGAGGCCGCGATGCGCGAGCTGGTCACGGACATGTCCGCCCGGCTGGTCGACATCGAGGCGGACATCTACCGGGCCGCAGGCAAGCAGTTCAACCTCAACGCCCCGGCGCAGAAGGCCGAGGTGCTGTACGCCCCCAAGAGCGAGGGCGGTCAGGGCCTCAAGCCGATGAAGCCCACCGACGGTGGGAAGAAGAAGCGGGACACGGGCCAGGCGCTGGAGTGGAAGGACTTCAGCACCGACTCCGACAGCCTGGAGAAGCACGAGAACAACGCGGTCGTCAAGAAGCTGCTGGAGTACGCGGAAGTCAGCAAGCTGCTCGACTACCCCATCGCGTACCTCGGTGTGGAGGGCGACCCGAAGAAGCCGTGCCGGATCTTCGACGGCCGGATCCACGCCGACTTCGTCCAGTACGGAACGGTGACCGGCCGGTTCTCCTGCCGCGAACCCAACCTCCAGAACATCCCCCGACCCGACACCGACCTCGGTAAGCGGATCCGTGGCCTGTTCGTCGCGCCGCCCGGCTACAAGCTGGTCGTCGCGGACTACGGGCAGATCGAACTCGTCGTGCTCGCGCACTTCATCGGTCGTGGTGACCTCTACAAGGGGTTCCACAACGGAGTCGACCCGCACTCGGCGACGGCCGCCGCGCTCATGGGCGTGGACCCGCAGGAGTTCATGCGGCGGGTCAAGGAAGGCGACCGCACCTGTATCGACTTCCGCCAGGTCGCCAAGGGCATCAACTTCGCCGTCGTGTACGGCGCGGGCCCGGACAAGGTCGCCTCGATGGCAGGCATCACCGTGAAGGAAGCCAAGCGCTTCATGGAGATGCACCAGAAGATGTTCCCGGAGGTCTACCGCTTCAAGGAGGAAGTGGTACGGGTCTGCCGGTCGCGTCGGCCTCCGCACATCCGCACCCTGCTCGGCCGCAAGCGGCGCCTGCCGCTCATCCTCAGCCAGAACAACGGCCTGCGGATGGGTGCCGAGCGCCAGGCGGTGAACTCCCTGATCCAGGGGAGCGCGGCCGACCTGATCAAGTTGGCGATGATCCGGCTGAACAACGCCCTGCCGGACGATATGCGCCTGATCCTCTCCGTGCACGACGAACTCGTGACGCTCGCGCCGGAGGACCGGGCCGAGGAATGTGCCGCGCTGGTGAAGGAAGCCATGCTGGGCGAAGGAATCCAGAAACTGCTCAAGGTTCCGCTCTCTTCGGACGTGAAGATCGTGGACCGCTGGTCGGAGGCAAAGTAATGGGACTCTTCAGTTGGAAGAAGGACGACGAAGTGCCCGACGGGCTTAATACCGAGGAGGAAGACCTCCAGGTCGACCTCTACACCCCGCAAATGCTGACCAAGCGGCTGCTCTGGGACATCGTCCCGTGCAGCCAGGTCGAGGCACTGATCCCGCTCATGAACCTCACCCCGGACAGCCAGGACGTCTCCGAAATGGAGCACCAGGCCAGTCACGACCGAATCGACCAACTCACACCGCTGAGGGAAATGCTAGCGCTGCTCATCCCGCTAGTTTCTGGCATTACTGCCTCGGCTATGCTGGTTAACTCTGGCAATTCCATGGACGAGGAAACCGCAGCAGTTCTCCAGCGGCATCATTCCGTAGTCGTCCGCGCCGGAGTAGTGGCGGTCCTCGCCAATCTCCTCGATATGGGAATCATCAGTTACGCGGATGGAGTGCAGTTCGGTGACCAACTTCTGGGCTAACAAACTGGGGGCGGCCCGACCGGCCGCCCCGGCCCCGGCCCCGGCGCCGGTCCAGCAGCAGCAGGTCGGCGGCCCGTGGTGGGCCACCCCGCAACAGCAGCCCTACCCCCCGCAGCAGGTAGTCCAGCAGACAGTGCCAGAACCACAGCAGAAGGCTCCGGCCCGCGCGATGGTGGCCAAGCAGGACACCCACTGCCCGGAGTGCCAAGGCACGAACTACTTCCGCCCCGTGGGAATGATGAACGCTATGGCTCAGTGCTACGAGTGCGGCTACAACCCGCGCTTCCAGCAGAGCACCGCTGGACTGCCGTCCGGCAGCGGAGGAGACGGTCCCGCCACCCCAGCCAAGCAGATCGCGTCCGGCGGTCTGGGAGGCCGGAGCAACTACAACCCGGGCGCCATCATCAGGGCCGACGGCTCGGTCTAGCGCCCACTCCTCCCTGACGCATCACTACTGAATGGAATTACTGGTGACCTCCCTGCTCACCCCCGCCGGTGACCTTGCCGACCCTTACCGCTCCTTCATCGCAAAGTCGCGATACTCCAGGTGGATCGAAGAGGACAACCGGCGCGAGACCTGGTCCGAGACCGTCGCCCGATACGTGACGTTCATGCTCGGCCAGTTGAAGGACAAGCACGACTACACCCCCGACCCTGCCGTGGTCGACGAGATCCACGCGGCCATCCTCAACCACGAGGTCATGCCGTCCATGCGCGCGGTCATGACGGCCGGGCCCGCCCTGGACCGCTCGAACATCGCGGGCTTCAACTGTTCGTACCTCCCGCTGAAGGACGCCCGCGCTCTGGACGAGCTGCTGTACGTCCTCATGAACGGCACGGGCGTGGGTTACTCGGTCGAGAAGCAGTACACCGACCAGTTGCCTGCCGTTCCGGCCGTCCTGCGTGCGGCTGCTGACGTGATCGTGGTCGAGGACTCCAAGGAGGGCTGGGGTTACGCGTTCCGGTCCCTGCTGGAGGGCCTGTGGCAGGGCGAGGTGCGTCACTGGGACCTGTCCCAGGTGCGACCGGCGGGCGCACGTCTTAATACCTTCGGAGGGCGAGCCTCCGGCCCGGGTCCGCTGGACGACCTGTTCACCTTCACCGTGCAGAAGTTCCACGAGGCCGCCGGTCGCAACTTCCGGCCGATCGAGGTCCACGACATCGCCTGCAAGATCGCGTCCGTAGTGGTCGTCGGTGGTGTCCGCCGGTCGGCGATGATCTCCCTGTCCGACCTGGACGACCGCGAGATGGCCGAGGCCAAGAGCGGGGAGTGGTGGGTCGAGCACCCCTACCGCGCCCTGGCGAACAACTCGGCCGTCTACACCGACGGCATGCGCTACGAGGACTTCCACACCGAGTGGGACTCCCTCGTAGCCAGCGGCTCGGGCGAGCGCGGCATCTTCCACCGTGGGGCGGCGCAGAGGCAGGCCGCGAAGTTCGGGCGCCGGGAGGAGGACACCGACTACGGGACCAACCCCTGTAGCGAGATCATTCTGCGGCCGTTCTCGTTCTGCAATCTCTCCGAGGTCGTCGTGCGGCCGGAGGACACCCCCGAGGACTTGTACCGCAAGGTGCGCCTGGCGTCCGTCCTGGGCACCTGGCAGAGCACGCTGACCGACTATCCCTACCTGCGCGAGGAGTGGCGTAAGAACGCGGAAGAGGAGCGCCTGCTGGGTGTCTCCCTCACCGGGGTCTACGGCAACCGCTGGACCAACGGCACGGTCAACCTGAAGACGACCGAGGTGCTGCTGGCAGACCTGCGCGGGAGTGTGGTGGAGGCCAACGCGGCCGAGGCTGCACGCATCGGCATCCAGGCGTCGGCTGCGACCACCTGCGTCAAGCCGTCCGGCACGGTCTCCCAGTTGGTCGACTGTGAGTCCGGCCTGCACCAGAAGCACGCGAAGTTCTACAAGCGGCGGGTGCGGGTGGACAAGAAGGACCCGATCGCGTTCGTGCTCATCGACTCGGGCCTGCCGTACGAGGAGGACTCCTACAACGCCGCCGCGTGGGTGTTCACCTTCCCGCAGAAGGCAGGCGAGGACGCCCTGGTACGTGACGACGTGAGCGCCATCGAGCACCTGGAATTGTGGTTGGCCTTCCAGAGGCACTGGTGCGAGCACAAGCCGTCGGTGACCATCAGCGTCCGCGAGCACGAGTGGGAGCAGGTCGGCGAGTGGGTGTGGGAGCACCTGGCCGAGATCTCTGGTGTCTCCTTCCTGCCCTTCAGCGAGCACACGTACGTCCAGGCGCCGTACGAGGAGATCACGCAGGAGGAGTACGAGGCTCTGGCGTCCAAGGAGCACCGCGTGGAGTGGTCGGACCTGGCGTTCTACGAGACATACGACCAGACCGTGGGGTCGCAGGAACTGGCCTGCGTCGCGGGCGTGTGTGAGGTCGTCGACCTCGTGACCACCTGAAATTCATCAAAAGATCTTGCTCTGACTAGTTGATACGTAGCTGGACCGGTAGTCCCTCACCGATTACGGTATTGGGACTACCGGTTCTGCTTTACGGCTTCGGCATTACGGGATTGGAAGACACACCACACATGGCACTTAATACCTGCGCGGGCGGCCCCGACAAGGAAGCCCTCGCGCTCATCGCAAAGATCAACAAGGAACACCCGGGCGCAGTCTGTTTCGCCTCCGAGATGCGCATCCCCAAGCGGTTCACCTCCGGCTCCCTGAGCCTGGACATCGCCCTCGGCGGCGGCTGGCCGGGCAACCAGTGGGTCGAGGTCATCGGCCGCGAGTCCCACGGCAAGACCGCCATCGTCTACAAGACCCTCTCGGCCAACCAGAAGAAGGACCCGAACTTCACCTGCCTGTGGATCGCCGCAGAGCACTACGACGTCGACCAGGCCGAAGCCCTCGGCGTCGACAACGAGCGCGTCCTGGTCGTCCCCACCCAGGCCATGGAGTTCGCCTACCAGACCATGCTCGACTTCGCCGCCAGCCGGTCCGTCGACATGATCGTCCTCGACTCCTACCCGGCGCTCATCGCCGACGAGGAGTCGGAGAAGGACATGGACGAGGCCGTCATGGCGCTCGGTGCCCGCCTCACCGGCAAGTTCTTCCGCAAGAGCGGGGCGGCCACCAAGCGATCCATGACGGACACCGACGACCGGCCGCTGCTCGGCATCGTGATCAACCAGTACCGCGACGCCATCGGCAAGTTCTCCCCGCACGGCACCCCGACCACGACCCCGGGCGGCAACGCCAAGAACTACGCGTTCTACACCCGCGTCGAGGTCCGGCGCGACGAGTGGATCCAGGAGGCCCGGCCCGGCAAGGGCAAGGTCAACGTCGGCCAGGTCATCAAGGTCAAGACCATCAAGAACAAGTCGGCCGCCCCGCAGCAGACCGCCACCATCGACTTCTACTTCCGCTCCGCCCCGTTCCTGAACTTCGCTCGCGGTGACTTCGACACCGTGAAGGAGATCATGATCATGGGGATCCTCTTCGACGTCATCCAGCGCAAGGGCGCCTACTTCCAGATCGACAACGGGGAGTACGACGACAAGGGCAAGCCGGTCCTGCGCTGGCAGGGCAAGGACCCCATGCTCGACCACGTCCGACAGGACCTGGACCTCCAGGAGTCCCTGTACGAGAAGATCCTCATCGCCTCCAAGAAGGTCGACGAACGGTCCATCTCCGAAGAGGACCTGGACGCCGCCGAATCGGCCGGGACCAAGAAGGTCAGCCGACGGCCCAAGGCCGAGGACGAGGCGCTTAATACCGAGGCCGCCTGATGGTGGCCCTGCTCTCGACACTCCTGGCTGTAGCAGCCCTCTACATCGTGGTCCTCGGCGCCCGGTACTCCCGGCGCCAGGGCCGCGCCCACCGCAAGTTCCTCGTCCTCACCTACCTCCTGGAGAAGTCCTATGGCGGACATGCTGAAGAAGTCCCAGAAGCAGGAGAGGCGGGGGGCGGAACTCCTCGGCGGGACGGTGAACGCGGGTAGTGGAAACGGCTGGGTCCGGAAGAACGACGTACGGACCCCGGAGTACTCCGTCGAATACAAGGTCACCGGCAAGAAGCAGTACGCCCTCAAAGACGCAGAACTCCAGACCGCAGAGAAACAGGCCCTCCTCGACGGCAGGGAAATGCTCTTCGGGATCCAGATGGACAGCGGAAGGACCTGGATCGTGATGTCCGAGGAAACTTTCCTCACGCTTAATACCAAGGCGTTCCCGGAGGTCGACCCCGACGAGGTGCTGTCGTGGTAATGCACCTGCGGATCAACGCCCCCGAATGGGACGGCGGAGGGAATCCGGACAAGGAAGCCTCCTGCCGGAAGTTCCGGCCGACCAGAGAACATGACGACTTCTTCGGAGACGGTACCGGAGAGGAGTCCGAGGCGAAGCACATATGCAACGGCACCTATACCGACCAGGTGTGCCCGCTGCGCGAACAGTGTCTCCAATTCGCTCTGGTCAACAACGAGCACTACGGCGTCTGGGGCGGACTCACCGTCCTGGAGCGGGCCTACATCAGGAGGTTCGTCCCCAAGGAAGACTGGAGTTTCGAGAATGCCCCGACCCGCGAAGACCTCCTCCGCGTCTGGCCGGACCGGGTCGCGCCGGAAGACCTCGACGACGAAGACGACGGGGAAGATGGCAGCGCTGGCGGAGGCGAAGAAGAGTAAGTCCGTCCTCCTCGGCGACATCCACAAGCACTTGCTCGACCAGCACGACAAGCCGACCGACCGGCGGCAGGACATCATCCACCCCAGCGAGATGGCCAAGAGCGACTGGTGCCCCCGTCAGACCTACTACAGGCTGGCGGGGGCTTCCCCCGAGAAGGGCCGCTCGTTCTCCGCCCAACTGGAGGGCGTCTTCGCCGAGGGCCACATGATCCACGCGAAGTGGCAGAAGTGGCTCCAGGACATGGACCGGCTGTGGGGCAAGTGGAAGTGCCCGGTGTGCGACTACTGGGAGATGGGCACGGGCGGACGCAAGACCTGCCAGTCGTGCCGCAACCGCACCGACAGCGCGGGCTACCCGGTCTACCTGGAGTACGCCGAGGTGCCGGTGCACGCCGAGTCCGAGTTCCTGATCGCCGGGCACGAGGACGGCGCCATCGAGGACCTGAGCGCCCTGGTGGAGATCAAGTCCATCGGCATCGGCACCGTGCGTTTCGATCAGCCCGAGCTGCTGCGCGAATACACGGTGAAGACCCTGGACGGCAAGACAGTCATCGACCTGGACGGCCTGTGGAAGGGGCTCCGGCGCCCGTTCGGCAGCCACATACGGCAGACCCAGATATACCTGCGGCTCTGCCAGGAGATGGGCCTGCCGTTCGACAAGGTCATCTTCCTCTACGAGTACAAGGCGACGCAGGCCCACAAGGAATTCGTCGTCAAGTACAACCCGGAGATCGCCGAGCCGCTGTTCGAGACCGCGCTCGACATCAAATACGCCCTGAAGAAGGGCAAGCCACCACCCCGGCCGGAATTCTGCGGCCAGGACAAGAAGACCTGTAAAGAGTGTCCCTTCTTCAATACCTGCTGGGAGACCACCACCGATGAGCAGAGCGGTAGCACGGAGGGGCTGGGAAGCAGTCCAGACCCCGAGCCAGAAGGCAGTACGACGGCTGGAGCGGGACGACCTGTACCTGCCTCCGAAGCCGGAGGGCGACGCGCCCGAACTGCCAGCGGATCCCACCGAACTCGACGACAGCGAACTGATGAGTTTGTTCGCCAGGACAACGGCGTGGGTGGAGTACACGGGCAGCCGACTGGCAGCGGCGGAGGTGGACGAAAAGTCGTGCGTCGACACACTCGAAGCACATAAGGCCCTATCCGCCGTCCGCAATGCGGGCCAGAAGACAGTGACGCAGGCAAAGGCGAAGGCGTACGAGGACCCGGAGTACATCGAGGCCCAGGAGGCCAAGACGGCCGCCTACGCCTACCGCAAGATGGTCCAGGCCCTGCACTCCTCCGCCGAACTGCGCAACACCCTGCTGAGCCGTGAACTGACCCGCCGGGTCGGCCGTGGTGACCGCGAGGCCCGTGCCGGACGGATGAGCGCGTGAGGACCGTACGCCGCAAGGTGACGCGCATGGAGCAGCCCCGGCCGCCGTGGGAGTGGCGACCCTCCTTCCGGGCCGGGGCGCCCCGCACGTGCCTGTCTTCCTACCGGGACCCGGTCTACATCCGCAGCGGTGAGCACGTCTTCAAGGTCGGCCAGTTCGACTGGATGCTGAGGCTGTACCAGCACGTCGGCGTCTCGGAGAAGTCCGTCCGGTGGGATGGCTACGTCCTGTATGACCTGGATTACGAGATACCCCTAATCAGGTTGTCAACGGATTGGATTGAGTACGTTGACAACCATCGAGAGATGGTGTTTCGTATCTCCAAGAAGGAAGCGCTGGCGGCCGGAGGAGAGGTTGATACCCCCGACGGCCCCCGCTTCGGAATCCCACTCAGCGCTTACTCGTCCTACGAAGGGGACTGACCACCACCATGACGCTTAATACCGAGGCGACCATCACGGACGTCACCCTCCGCTCCGAGATCACCGCGACGCTCGACGTGGACAACCTCGCCGGGTCCGACGCGAAGATCTGCCAGGCAGCCCGCGTCTCCACCGTCGGGACGGCTGCGGCGGAAACCAAGGAGGCCAAGGGCCTGATCAACTACCTGATGCGGGACCGCCACGGCAGCCCCTTCGAGCACGGGCAGTTGTCCTTCCTCGTGGAGGCCCCGATCTTCGTCGCCCGCGAGTTCATGCGCCACAGGGTCGGCTGGTCTTATAACGAAACCAGTGGCAGGTACAGGGAGTTGGAGCCGGTCTTCTACATGCCTTCGGCGCACCGCCCGCTGACTCAGACAGGCAAGCCGGGTCGTTATCGCTTCGAGCACGGCACCCAGGAGCAGTACCTGTCCGTCGAGCACTCCTTCGGCGTCATCTACCGCGCCGCCTACAGCCACTACCAGCAGATGCTGAAGGACGGAGTCGCCCGCGAGGTCGCCCGCAGCGTCCTTCCGGTCGGCATGTACACCTCGTTCTACGCCACCTGCAACCCCCGGTCCCTGATGCACTTCCTGGGCCTGCGCACACAGAGCGAGTTCGCCACGTTCCCCTCCTTCCCCCAGGAGGAGATCGAGCGGGTGGCCATGTACATGGAAGCCGCTTTCGCCGAGCACTTTCCGCTCACCTGGGAAGCGTTCCTCGACAACGGAAGGGTCGCCCCGTGACCAGACGCAACGATGACCGGCCCACGACGATCGTGGCCCTCACCCTCCTGGCCCTGCTGATCAGCCTGTCCTTCTGGTCATGGACATCCGCTCCCTGCGGCCTCTGGAAGTTCGCTACGGCCGGAGAGGCGCCCGCGCGGTGCCTGATGCACCGATGAACACAGCCCTCGTCCTCGCGATCATCGTGGTCTGGGTCGGCCTCATGATGTTCATGGCCTGGGCCCTGATCAACCTCCGCACCCAACTCGACCGCAAGATCGACGAACTCGCCATGGAGCGCGAGCGGCGCCGCAGGACCGAGAAGCAGGCCCTCGCGCTCGTCGAGAAGGTCACCCCGCTGATCGAGCAGACCGACTGGATGACCGGCCGCTGGCATGGCCAGTTCAACACCCTCCAGCGCCTGGAGGCCAACCGCAACGTCAAGGTCGTCGAGGCCCGCCGGGCCCTGTGGGACATCCCCCTCGTCCGCGACCACATAGCCACCCACACCAACTTCTCCGGAGATACCAAGTGAACACCACCACCGCCCCCGTTGACGACGACACCGAGATCGTCGAATCCTGGCTCCCGCAGTACATCGGCCTCCATGGCTTCGCCGGGGCCGGTAAGGACACCGTCGCCAAGATCCTGGAGAAGTACGGCTACACCCGCGTCGCGTTCGGCGACAAGTTGCGCGAGGCCCTGTACGTCCTCAACCCCCTCGTCGAGGAGGGATACGGCGGCGTCGAGTACCGCGTCCAGTACCTCGTGGACAAGTACGGGTGGGACTCCGTCAAGCGGAACTCCCCCGAGGTTCGCAGGCTGCTCCAGGTCCTGGGCACCGAGGTCGGCCGGGAGATGATCGACCAGAACGTGTGGGTCAACTCCGTCTTCAAGGCCCTCGAAGAGGACAAGAAGTACGTCTTCACCGACGTTCGCTTCGTCAACGAGCACCAGGCCATCGACAGCCGCCTCGGCCTGCTGGTCAAGATAGACCGGCCCGGCGTCGGCCCCGTCAACGACCACAAGAGCGACAAGGGACTGCCGGACCAGTGGTTCGACGCCTCGATCGTCAACGACGGCACGATCGAGGACCTTAATACCAAGGTCCGCGAGATCCTGAGGCTCGCATGACGAACCGGTCGAAGCAGAAGGGGACGAGTTTCGAGTCCTCCGTCCTCCCGGCCATCAAGGAAAAGCAGCCGCTGGCCGAGCGCCGCGCCCTGGAAGGCAAGCAGGACAAGGGCGACTTCTACATCCCCGGTGAGGACCGCTTCGTCATCGAGGCGAAGAACCACAAGGAGATGGGCCTATCCGGCTGGCTGAAGGAAGCCGCCACCGAGGCCACCAATGCGGGAGTCCCGCACGGAGTCGTCTTCCACAAGAAGAGGGGTACTACGGACCCCAGAGAGCAGTACGCGACGATGACTGTCGGCGCGTTCCTTGACCTCGTCTATCCCAAAGAGTAGCAACTCCGCACGCGGCAGGCCCAGGGTGAGGACGACGCCCCTGGGCCTGTTGTCATTAACACAAGATTCCTGCGTCTCCGTATTCTCGAATTGTGACGAGAATCGGACACATAGGAGTCACCAATGGGAGTTCAGTACGACGGCGAGGAGGCCAGTAACGAGGTCATCCTCCGGGTCAAGAGTTCGTCGTCCGCCGCCAGTGTGGCCAGCGCCATCTCGCACGCCGTCTACGACGGCAAGCGTGTCACTCTACGGGCCATCGGCGCCGGAGCCGTAAATCAGGGCGTCAAGGCAATCGCCATCGCCAACAGTTTCGTCGCGCCCCGGGGAATCGTTCTCGATACTCGGCCTGGGTTCACTACGGTGAACACCCCCGATGCCGGGGAAATCAGCGCGATCCTGCTGCGGATCTTGGTCCACTGAAGTTCTAATCTGCTGCCTTTCCGTCTTTACACTGGGTTTGATCCAGTGGAGGCGAAATGAATGGTGTTTCGGACGGGCGCAACGGCTCGTTTTCGACGGGCGCAATGGAAACAAAGTTCCCGTCCGCACAGCCGATCCGTACGCAGCGCTTTACCCCGACGTCTGTCTTCGACGAGAAGCAGGTGCGCGGCTCCGCAAACGGTCTGGGCTCTGAGGACTACGACCGAAAGCGCATCGGCGGCGGTTTCGCTCCTTCGCTCAACGGCGCTTCGTCGCAGACCTACGACAGCCGGTTGTGGATCGACAAGAACCCGTACCGCACCCTCGGCGGCTAACCAAGGAGCCAGCAGTGGCGAAGAAGAAGGACAACATCGTGACGACGGACAACCCGTCGCTGCGTCCGACCATGGGCACCGACGCCTCCCGTCTCGGCAACGTGGCCAAGCCGATCAAGGGCCGGTCCGTCCCGAAGAAGAACCAGTCCAAGGGCGGCTTCCTGGAGTCGGCGACGGCCTCGCACCGTCCCAACATCATGGAGCGCAACGGCGCCTCGCTGCGGCCGACCGCGATCCTGTACCAGGCCAACGCGGCTGAGTCCGGGGTCGTCCAGCGCAACGTCGTGACCGTCCCGAGCGCCGTCGGCAACCGGGACTTTTATCTCCGGCGCCAGTACCGACAGGGCGCGTGACGTAGGCAGCCATGTCCAGCAACTGGTCGTACAACACGCCGTACGCCATCGGACAGCCGGGCGCTCCAGTGCGCGCGAATGGTGGAGCAGGAACAGATGCTCTCTCCTTCCGCGACGGACTGGACGCCCGGCGCGCTGCTATGGGCGCTCGCACGCCTTCAGCGGACTACCCCGACGGCTACCTCGGCACGATCAACGACAGACGACGCGACCGCGTCATGGAGGGCGTTCAGAAGCGCCTGACCGACCGCAGCTATCAGCGCGGTGTCCACAAGGGCGACGTCATCGACCGCTCCGACTACTTCTGGCCGGACGTGGGCGGGGTCAACCCGCAGGCCGGTCTCGTCTACGAGGCCCAGGGCCTGAAGTGGACGCAGAAGGGCGACGTCACCGAGCGGCTGGCCCACATGGGCAAGAACCAGGCGCTCTCCCCGGCCGAGATGGGCGCCCTTCAGCAGAAATACGGCATCTCCGAGGTCATGGCCGACATCGACCCGGTCCGCAGCGAGCGGCTGAAGAAGCTGCTGCCGTCCGCGTCGCCGTACAACTCGCCCGACCAGTGGAGGTGAGTGTGCGCACTCAGGAGTTCCGGGGCCAGATCCAGGCGATCAAGAAGGCCACCCCCAAGAGCCCGGCGCAGTCCGAACGCGACGCGCAGAAGACCCAGGGAGCAGGTTCGTCGTAATGGCAGGAAAGACTCCGGCCCAGAAGGGCGCGGACACGCGCAAGTACAACAGCGAAGTGAAGGCCGCCACCACCAAGCGTGAGACGTTCGAGGCGTCCAACCCCGAGCGGTTCAAGACCATCCAGGACCAGCCCGGTGCCGGTCGCACGCCACGGCAGTCGTACTCCCTGATGGGGAACACCGACAAGGCGCCGAACCTGCACGGCCAGATGGAACTCGCGGGCCCCGAGGGATCCGACGTCTGGCACGGGCAGCACACCATGGCCCCGGTCAAGGACATGATGCCGGTCAACCGGCGCTGGGAGGACCACTCCCCGCACGAGCAGGCCCGCGTGCTGCGCTCGGCCGCGAAGTTCGGCGTCACCCCCGACTCGGCGCACCGCGCGCTGGGTGCCCAGGTCGACCGCGCCTACGCCCACGAGGGCGGGCACCACGACTCGTTCTACAGCCCGGCCGAGGACCACACCCGCGATGGTTCCCTGAGCCCGCGTGCGCGCCTGAAGGTGTCGGCCAAGGAGAACGGCGTCCCCTTCGGCGTCCAGGCCGCTGCGAACGCGATCACGTCCCCGCAGAACGTCTTCGTGCGGCCGGACAAGGAGACCGGCAAGGCCGTCTACCCCAACGACGAGGCGGCCAGCCACGCGATCCAGTGGGCGAAGTCCGGCAAGACCGGCGACGACTACCACTACCACCCGGACTACCACGTGCCACGCGAGGACAAGGTCGAGAAGACCGTCACCTCGAAGACGGGCCAGAAGTCCACGGAACTGGTGAAGAAGGAAGGCGACAACCGCGCCTACCCGGTCAACGGCTACCCGCGTAACCACGCGCTCGCCATCGACGTGACGCACCAGGTGCTCAACGGCAAGCAGTTGTCGAACGCGTGGAAGCCGACGGCCGGTGAGAAGGTCTCGGCCTATCACAACTCGTGGGTCGACCCCCATGGCTCCTCGCAGTTCTGGGTGTCGGACACGCACAGCGGTGGTGGTGCCTTCGCTCCGCACCTGGAGGCCAAGAAGGGTCCCGGGAGTCAGCAGGCCTACATGGGCATCAAGGGCATCCACGCGTTCCACGACCACGTCGCCCGGAACGTCATGTCCGAGCGGGGTCTCAACAGCCTCACGAACATGCAGTCCGCGCAGTGGTCGGAGGAGAAGCGGCGACGGGGCGACAAGCACGACGCGTCGCTTAATACCTACGGCAAGGGCAGCGGGCTTAATACCCAGGGTGTCGGACACCCGGATCCGGATCACGAAGCCCCGAAGGGCGGCTGGTACGACCGTCCGAAGGCGGATCGGGGAAATCCGTACCCGAACAAGTTGAACGCCACCCAGTTCACGCTGCCGGAGCACTGAGGTGCCAGCGGATTCCGTCTACGACAGGACGCATCCGTGGGATTCCCTCCCTGAGCGGATTCTCACGGATGCGCTTTCCGTCGCAAACATCCCGGGCGATGTGCTCGCACTCCAGAGCGCACCGCCCCCGGTCGTCCGGCCTCTTTTCCCTCCGAGGTTCGGATACAGGGACACGGCCCTGGGAATTCAGGACGTGCTCCAGGTAGACAAGGTGTATCCCTCGCCCTCGACGAACTCCTATACGGGAACTCAAGGCGGATACTCTGGTAGTTCAAGGCCAACCATCGGGGGCTTTTAATGTCCAAACACAAGACGCACCGCGCCGACGACAAGCGCCGCGCCGGAATGTCGGACAACGTGCGCTGGAAGGCGCAGGCGGGATCAACCGGTTCCGCCAGGCCGCTGGCGATTTTCAACGACCGGCGTGACGGTAAGAACGGCAACGGAAAGCGAGCGAAGTAATGGCGTACGCACCCTCGCGTTCGATGAACGCGGAACTGAACGAGGGCGCCACCGACGGCAAGTACAAGAAGATCGTCGTCGACCGTGGCGGCCTGGGTGTTGCCAACTCGGCCACCGTGCGCCACCGCGTCGACCTCAACGACGTCTGGTACGGCCGCCACGAGGACGAGGTCAAGGTCCGCCCCGACGGCAAGGCCGTGCACACCCCCAACTACGTCCAGACCCCACCGAGCCAGGCAGGATTCTGAGTCTGATGTCCCTCCACGGAGTCGACCTCTCCAACAACAACGACGCCGCGCACATCGCGTCGGCCATCGCCAGCAAGAACAACGCCTTCATCATCGCCAAGGCGTCCGAGGGCGAGCACACGGGCGACACGCGGCACGCCAGCATCGTGAAGGCCACCCGGGCCGCGAAGAAGCCCCTGGGCCACTACCACTTCGCTCACCCGACCCAGGACGCGGTGACCGAGGCCAAGCACTTCCTGTCTGCTGCGGGCGCCCAGGCGGGCGAGGTCCTGGCGCTCGACCTGGAGGCGTCCGAGGGCTCCTGGAGCCAGCGTCTGAACTACGCCCTGAAGTTCCTGGCGTACGTGAAGGCGCAGACGAAGGCGTCCCCTCTCCTGTACACCTACACCTCCTACCTCACCGGCCTGCTCGGTGTGGCTTCGGACGCGCAGAAGAAGGAACTGCGGTCCTACCCGCTGTGGGTAGCCGACCCGAACAACCCGGCCGGGCACCCGCTGACCGAGGGCTGGGCGACGTGGACCGTGCACCAGTACGGCATCGTCGGCGGCCTCGACCAGAACCTGCTGAACGGGGACCTTAATACCTGGAAGGCCCTGGCCATCCCGGCCAAGATCGTCAAGCCGCCCGCGCCGCCCGCGCCTCCGGCTCCGTCCAAGCCAACTCCTCCTCCTCCTGCTCCAACCCCTGCGAAGGCGTACACGATGGTGATCTTCGGCGAGAACATCGACTCCATGACCGCTGCGGCGGCCACTGACGCGTTCCAGCCCAAGGGTGCCGTCGCCACTGGCCGTCTGGACGTGGCCAAGGCCGCTCTGGCTGCCGGTGACGTCGTCGTCGCGGTCGGCGGTCCGGCCAATGCAGCCCTTGGCTACGCGCACGCGAAGTCCGGCACGGTGGCCGTCTCCGGCAAGAAGGTGTCCGTCCAGGGCGCCACGGCCGGTGACTCCTACGTGCTGCTCGGCCGCTACCTGGCGACCGGCAAGTAACCCACTTCGTTACGGCATCCCCATTACGTCTTCCAAAGGCGTAGTGGGGATGCTATGTTTGGTCCCTGAACAGCCCCTTGAGGAAGGACACCATGGCCGAGCACGTACGGCTCCTGCTCTGTAAGACCTGCGGCAGCCTCGAAGAACTGCCCGACTACGAGGGCGACCCGCGCAGGGACTTCCTCCTCGAAGCCCTGGTCCAGAAGCACCCCGACCACATCGCCCACCCGCTGCTGCGCGTGGAGAAGAAGCACTGGGACAGTCCCTCCACCCGCGACACGATCATCGCCAAGATCCGCGAGAACACGGGACACACCGGCTTCGACCCGGCGTTCTACAACGCCAAGAACACCTTCCAGGAAGACGCCCACGCCTGCTGGCAGAAGCACCTGCGCAACCCCGGCTGCAACGACTACAAGACCGCCTCCAAGCGGCTCACGCCGGACACCGCCGCAGAGCGCAAGGCGGCAGGTATGCCGAAGTACAGCAGCGCCCAGGACCGCTACCTCTGCGAGTTCTGCCCCGTGCACTCCCTGGTCGTAACTGCCGCGCGCCGCAAGGCCGGGATGTACAAGTAACCCCACCCGAACCACATCTGGAGCACTACATGCCCAACATCCCGATCCTCGGTCAGACCAGCAGCGCCGACAAGCCGCTTAATACCGACGACCTCACCCCCGAGCAGCGCGAGACCCTGGCCAGGATGGCCGAGGAGAACCCGCCCTCCGAGGACGAGATCGGCACCCCCGTCACCACGGCGTTCCTCGTCGCTGTCGGCCTGGACGGTGCGGTCGTGGCCACCTCCGACCTCACCCAGCAGTTCGTCCCCCGGCGCGGAGCCACCCCCGACGACATCTACGGTGCGGCCTCCGTCGTGCTGAAGGACCTTGAGGTCATGGAGACCGCCTCCAGGACCCAGCAGGCGATGATGATGATGGGCCAGGCCATGCAGCAACAGCAGCAGGAAGCCGCGCTGCGCTCCCGCCTGAAACTCTGAACGAAATAGCAACTAGAAAGCCCCCAGTCTCCCTCCATATCGGATTGGATTCTGGGGGCTTTCCCTATTCCAGCTAGAATCGAAGGCATGGCCGGATACGAGTTCTACCTCAATCGCGCAATCACCCAGGGACAGCAGCCCGACATTCACACGGGCGCCTCCGGGTATTTCAGCACGCCCCAGGCAGGGCTCGACCCGCACATCTTCGACGGCGACCACATCAAGCCGGACGTCCGCGACCACATCCTCGGCGTGCTTAATACCTACCTCGACGGCCACTACCAGGGCGTACGCACCTGGCTGGCCGCCTGGCTGGCCGGATCCGGCATCTCCTTCCAGTGGGCCGGAGACCGTGGAAACGGCGACCTCGACGTCCTCTTCGGAATCGACTTCCCGAAGTTCTACGAGATGAACCCCACCTACCAGGGAATCTCCGAAGCCGAATTCTCCGACCTGATGAACTCGGACCTGAAGAAGAACCTGTGGCCGCACACCGCGATCACCGATTTTCATGGCCAGGTCTACGAGGTCACGTACTACCTGAACCCCGGAACCACGTCGAATTCCATCGCGGCCATCAACCCGTACGCCGCCTACAACCTCACCCGTGACCGCTGGGACATCCGGCCGCCGTCCCTGCCCACCGACCCCCACAGCCTGTACCCGAAGCACTGGTGGGACGCCGTGCAGACGGAAGAGGCCCACGCCCGCACGCTGATCGAGCGCTACAGCCACCTGCGCTCGACGGCCTCCAGCGCCTCCCCGAACTCGGCCACGTGGCACAACTCCCTGGCCTCCCAGAAGATCGTCGTCGAGCAGGCCAAGGCCCTCTTCGACGACATCCACATCGGCCGCAAGCAAGCCTTCGGCCCAGGGGGATCCGGCTACGGCGACTACTACAACTTCCGCTGGCAGGCACACAAGCAGGCAGGCACGGTCCAGGCCCTGAACTCCCTGGCCACAACGGACGTCGAGGCCCACAAGGCGCAGGAGACCGACCTCTACGGGGCTCCACTCGATGACGCCGCCACCGCGCTCGCGAAGGCGGCTCTTTGGAACACCCCCTACCGGAGGTCGTGATGGCCAACCCCCTCGGGCCGCAGTTCGAGCAGACCGCACTGCCGGTCCCGCTGGACACCAAGTCCCCGCAGGCGAAGAAGCAGAACGCACTGCGCGCCCAGTACCACCTGACGCGCGACACCCCGCTGCACCTTCAAACGCACTACAAACCCGGCGCGCTTAATATCCCGCATCCCACCCCCAACCCGGGCGGGATGCACACCAAGGTCACCGCCATCGGCTCCCCGCGCGACCACGACCTGATCCACGACGAGGAGCGCACCAACTACCCCCAGTCCGAGGGGCAGATGGTCATGGGCCCGCCGCACAACCCGCAGCAGTTCGGGCACCTGGACGGCCACGGCAACGTCGTCGACCCCAAGATCGGTGACCGCTGGTACGAGAAGCACGGCCCGCAGATGAGCCACGGCAACGAGGCGTTCTGGAACAAGCACGCCACAGTGCAGCGCATCAGCACCAGCTCGGTGCTGCACACCGGCCAGACCGCGTTCGAGACCGGATCCCACTCCTACATCACCGGCCCGCTCGACCCCGACCACCCGCACGTCAAGGTCGTCGTCCAGGGCGGCACACCGTACGTCGCCGACGCGCACCACCGGCTCGCTGAAGCGCGCGGCCGGGGAGACACCCACGTCGGCGCCCAGGTGCTCAACCTCGACCAGTTCAAGGCCGAGCAACTGCCGAAGATCAAGAAGAAGTCGGCACCCGAGGACGTCGTCGAGCACCTGGTCAAGCACCACGGCTACAGCCCGAACATGAACGCCAAGAACGCCTTCCAGACGCACGAGACCGAGCACCGAACCGGCCTCCACGAGCACGAGCACGGGTGACGGCGCCATGTCTGCAACCGTCGCCATCGTCATCGAAGGTGTGCTCTCCCGCGAGGTCGGAGAAGCCGTCATCCACCAGGGCCAGCGCCTGTACTGGGGCCTGATGGAGTCCTACAAGGTCGCCCTCATCAGCGACCGCGAGGACATCGAGCCGGTCCAGTACTGGCTGAAGGTCAACGGCTTCAACAAGCACCCCTACCTGATCCCCGCCAACCCCCTGGACCCCGAGGACCCCGCCGAGCGCCGCATGCGGCAGATCGGACGCCTTCGGCAGGCCGGATGCAACGTCGAGCTGCTGGTCGAACCCAATCCGCAGATCGCCGCGCACGTCATGTCCCAGGGCGTCGGGGTCCTCAACTACCTGCACCCCAACTACTCCTCCCCGCGCTTCCGGCCGGACTACCGCGACACCGTCACGCCCTGGTCCGAACTGGTCGGCGAGGTCGAGCGGCAACGAGCACTACGCGAAGAAGACCCGAGACCACACATGGAGATCCTGTGACCGTCGCCCTGGTGATCACTATTACCCGCATCCTCAACGCGGCCGTCGGCGCCGCGTTCTCGGCCCTGCTGCTGCGGGCCTCCATCCCCGTCTGGCGCCAGCTCGGCGCCGCAGAGAAGTGGCTGTCCGCCGCCCTGTTCCTCTACAGCGCCAACGTCGCCGTCTTCTGCGCCGTCTTCTGGACCTCGCCCTCGTCCGGCCGGTCCTGGATCAACGTCGGCTTCCTCTTCTCCCTCCTCGCCGCGCACCGCTACCTCTACTTCGTCCGAAGGGACACACGACCATGAGCGTCGATGGCATACACGCGATCACCAGCAAGTTCAAGGAGCGCTGGCTGAGCCCGCTCCAGTTCCCCGGCGCCCACCGCTCCGTCGAGCAGCGCCTGGACGACCTGGAGAACGCCAAGCAGGGCCAGCAGCCCGCCAACTCCCGCATCAAGATCCGCGTCAAGGGCCAGAAGAGCCAGGCGCCCGCCCCGCAGGCGTCTCCGGCCGCCCGCGAGGAGATCAAGCGCGTCGGCGAGGACCACGTCTCGGACTCCTACGGCTGGCACGCGCAGCACTCCACCGCTGGGACCGACCTGCTGCACACCTTCAACCAGCGCATGGACGCCATCCAGGCGCAGAAGAAGCCGTCGGAGTCCGGTGGCTGGGCCGCCTACAACGACACCTTCGGCGCGGGTGCCAAGTCGACCGCCAGCCCGTCCCCGGCGCCCGGCGGCCAGGCGGAGTGGCGAGACCACGGCCAGGGTCACCAGATCCGCACCTACCCGACCTACAACCCCGACGGCTCGCGCGGCGCCCGCAAGATCGGCATCCGGCCCAAGCCGGGAGGTGCCTCGCCCGCCGAGGTGTCCCCGGTCCAGAGCCCGCAGCAGTTCAGCCAGGGCAACTTCGCTCCGGCCGCCAAGGCTGCTCCCCGCCCGGCGCGTACGAACTCCACCCCTGTGGTGCAGGCGGCCCCCCAGCCTTCTGCCGGTGGTGTCGGCAAGGGCGTACAGCGCGGCCTGTTCCCCCCGGGCGAGTCCGGGCCGAAGGTCAAGGCCGTCCGGCAGCGGGAGGACAAGCCGGTCCAGCCGGGGCCAGGCAAGGGCCAGATGTCGTTCGACGACCTGACGCCCAAGCCGAGCGCGGCGCGTAAGAAGGCCGCTCCCAAGGCTCCTTCGGCGAGTGAGTGGCACTCGATGCTCACCGACTCCGTCAATGAGCGCAAGAAGTCGAAGAAGCCCCCGGCCCCCGGCCAGGGCTCGCTCTTCTAGACCACCAATTCAGATTCGGAGAAACAACCCGTGGAACTGTACTTCGGCGGATCCGAGATCCCCGGCTGGCGCAAGATGCTGGCCGAGGAAGGCGTCGAGAACGTCTCCCTGTCCTACATGGGGCTGCGGAGGCGCACCAAGTTCTCCCGGCCGTGGCTCATCGAGGACCACTACCTGGAGGGCCAGAAGGTTTTCCTCGACTCCGGTGCCTACACCGTGAACAAGGCCGAGGACGACAAGTACTCGATAGGTGAACTCAAGGAAATCGCCGCGCACTACGAAGCCTTCGTCCAGCAGAACATCGACTCGCTTAATATGGTGTCCGAGTTCGACGCGGTCGTTCTCGGACGGGAATGGATAGAGGCCCGGCGCGAGGATTTCTGGGAGGACCTGCCGGAGGACAAGTTCCTTCCTATCTGGCACGCGGAATGGGGCGTCGATGAACTCGACCGCCTCGCGCAACGCTACAAGCGTGTCGGAATTACTCAGACGGATTTGGACGGACGGAATCTCGCTCCCGTTCTAAACGAGATCACCCGGAAATACGGAACCCTTCTCCACGGCGTCGCAATGACGAAGCCTGCGGAAATGGCGGCGGTCACCTGGGATTCCGTCGCGTCCACCTCCTGGATTTCCCCCTCGCAGTACGGTGACACCATCGTGTGGACCGGCCGGGAATTGAAGCGGTACCCGAAGAAATACAAGGACCAGGCCCGAAAGCGGCACCGCACTCTTTTCCAGGAAGCAGGCTTCGACCCGGACAAGATCGAGGACGGCGACAACAACGAGGTACTGCGCTTCACCATCTGGTCGTGGCAGCAACTCGCGGCCTCCATCGAGCAACACCGTGCGCCCGAGGCCGATCCAGTTACTACTTCCGCTTCAGGGATACTCTCCGCTTTCTCTCAAACGCAGGGGGGCACAGTTGATACGACCACCGGAGAACTGGTCAACGGCGTAACAACTCCCACCCCTCGCAAGGAGCGGGCGCGTACCAACTTGCCGGTCATCGGCGTGGTGCAGGAGAAGGAGGTCTACACCGACCCCGACGACGGCGTGAACAAGGAGCGCGACGTCCCGCTGGTGACCGTCCGCTCGCAGTCCATGCGGGTGTGCTCGGCGTGCTTCCTGGCCCAGAAGTGCCCGGCCTTCGACAAGGACGCGAACTGTGCGTACGACATTCCGGTCGAAGTGAAGAGCAAGCAGCAGATGGCCTCGCTCCAGAATTCGCTCATCGAGATGCAGACGCAGCGGGTCTTCTTCATGAAGATGGTCGAGGATATGACCGGCGGCTACGCGGATCCGAACCTGTCCGGTGAGATCGACCGGCTCCAGAAACTGGTGAAGGTGAAGACCGAACTGGAGCAGGATTCCTTCTCCGTGAAACTGGAGGCTAAGGGGAACGGAGCCCAGGCCGGTATGATCAGTCGCCTGTTCGGAAAGGACGCCGGGGAGCAGATGACCGCCCTCGACCGCCCTGTATCAGCGGACCGGATGATCGAGTCCGGCAGCGGATTCATCGACGCGGAAATCGTCGATGTACCAACTTTCTACAACCAGGAAGGTTAGTTAGTACTTCTCATGAGCGCGCACGTGCATGCAGTGTCTTTCGCCGACAGCGGCGACAGCGCGGCGGAAGAGGTCGAGTGCAAGCGGTGCTACGGCACTGGAGAGGACCGCGACGGAGCGGACTGTGTCCCCTGCGAGGGCTACGGTACGGTGCTGGTATGAACAGATTCCGCCGAGTAAAGGCCGCCCTCATCGCCATCGGATTTCTCGCGATTCCTGCGATCGGAATTTCCGTGATTCCCGAGCAGCATTCCGCCGGGCTTAATACCGGAGTTTCCCAGTCGGATTCTCCCAGAACCGAGGGGGATTCCAATCCGCAGCCCGTCGCCACGGTAACCCGCTACGCGGAGGCGCCAGCAAAGGCGGATACCACGGGCACATGCAAGGTGTCCATAGTGGTCGGGCCTTCGCCCGCAGTCACACCTACGTCCACGGCTACGCCGTACGCGCCTGTATATGGGCTCGCACATACGCATTCCGTGCAGGTCAAGATTCCGTGCCCTGTGAAGACGGTGACGGAAACACCAACGTCTACCAAGTAATCCGCCACAAGGTCAACACCTGAAAGCCGTGAGCCGCATGTGATGCAGCTCACGGCTTTCTTCGTTACGTCATGTAGATTACGGCTTGACGATTACGGCTTTCGGAGTAGTGTTCTCCCTGTCAACACCAACCGCCCCCGCAGCAGGAGGAGCACCCCATGGCCGACAGCAGCGTCCGCGACTACCTCGCCCTGGAGAAGAAGTACACCGAGGTGTTCAACCTCGTGGGCCAGGGAGAGGGCCTGAACATCGACGACCTGCGCCGCGCACTGGACGACATCTACAACGCGGGCCGCGACAAGGGCCGCCCCATCGTCGGCGTAGCTGGCCGCACGGCCCAGTTGGAGATCAACGACCTCGCCGTCCGGCTGGAGGACGGGGGCATGTCCGAGAGGAGCGCCCGCCGCGAAGCCGAGCGCATCGGTGCCGTGATCCGCTCCGAGGGCTTCAAGCACGGCCTCGCCGAGGCCAAGCGCAAGGTCCTCGCCGCCCTCACCGGCAAGGAGGTCTGAGCCATGCGAGACAACCAGATGAGCAAGGTCTACAACGCCGAAAACCTCGTCATGGACGTGCTGGCCACCGTCGCCAAGACCGACGCCCGCACCTTCGACTTCTACGGCTCGACCCTGGTCCTGCCCGACGAGCGTAAGTTCGGCAACCTCGACGGCGTCCAGCGCTACATCGACCAGGTCCTCGGCCTGAACTGGGTACGCGCCACCTGGCCCACGCAGGCCGCGCAGCCGGTCACGGTCCGCGCCCGCAAGGGTGCCTCCTGGGCCACCTACCGCCTCGGGGTCATCGCGGTGCCCGACCACAAGCAGGGTATCTCCTGGGCCATGCGCGAGATGGTCATCATCCACGAGCTGGCCCACCACCTCGCCCGGGGCGGAGAGTCCCACGGCGTGCATTTCGTCTCCACCTACCTGCACCTGGTCAAGGAGCTGGTCGGCGACGAGGTCGGCCTGCTGCTCACCGACGCCTTCGCCAGCAACGGTGTCGCCTTCGGCGCCCTCGTCGCGGCCTAGCAAGCAACATCTGGAAATCGCTTGACAAGGGTTTCGTGAACCCGTAAGTTCTACCTCATCAACCGCCCCCGCAACAGGAGGAGCCCACGATGGCTGACCGCATGCTCGACAAGCTGGCCAAGATCCTCAACCAGGCCGAGAACGCCTCCAGCCCCGAGGAGGCCGCGACCTACATGAAGAAGGCGCAGGCCCTGGCCACCCTCGGCAGCATCGACCTCGCCGTGGCCCGGCAGCACACCGCCAAGCGTGAGCAGCGCGAGCAGCCGACCCACAAGCACATCACCATCGGCCAGCCCCGCAAGAACAACAACGCCCGCTTGGTGAACCTGTTCATCGCCATCGCCGACAACAACGACGTCAAGGTCAACATCGCGATGAACTCCACCTTCGTCATCGCCTTCGGCATGCCGTCGGACATCGAGGTCGTCGAGGTCCTGTACGCCTCCCTGCTTTACCAGATGACCGAGGCCGCCAACTCCTGGCTGAAGACCGGCGAGTACAAGCAGGAGAAGGTCCTGCGGCAGGTGACCAAGCGCGACGACTGGGGCACCTACAAGGACCTGGAGGAGCGCTCGATGGACGGCCGCACCGCCCGAGCCAACTTCTACGACGCCTTCACCCGGCGCATCTCCTCGCGCCTGTGGGAGGCCCGCCAGGAGGCCCTGGAGGCGGCCAAGGGGAACGTCTACACCCTGCCCACCACGGGTGAGAACGGCGTGGAGTACGAGATCGAGGTGACCGCCGAACTGGTCCTCTTCGACAAGAAGAAGGAGATCGGCGCCTACTACGAGAAGGCCTCCACCGCCAAGGGCTCCTGGAAGGGCTCCAGCCGCACCACCGCGTACAGCACCACCGCCCGTGTGGCCGGTGACAACGCGGGCCAGTCCGCCCGCCTCGGCAGCGCCAAGGCCATCGGCGGCCAGCGCACCCCCCTCGCCGCCTGAGACCCTAGGAGATCGCCAGCATGCGCACCATCGCCCGCACCGCCACGAAGAAGATCGAGGCCATCAAGGCCGACTTCACCAACTGCCGCGCCTACAACGGCACGGAGATGGTACCCGTGGACGCCGACCGCGCCTGGAAGGCCCTCGCGACCTACCCCAAGGCCCGGCTGATCGAGTCCACCGACGGCGCCCGCTACACCGTCCAGGTGAACAGCGGCCTGTGGTACTACCTGGAGCGCCCCGCCGCGTGATCCTGACGCACCCCCTGCGTACGGGCCGTCCGACTCGACACCTGAGCCGGGCGGCCCGTAGCCTTCCCACGAACATCCATCCCCGTACCAGGAGGAGCCCGCCATGCCCGCGCCCCGCAGCATGTCCCGCAGCGACTACGAGACCCTGTCCGCCGCCATCGCCGACTCGGACGACCAGGACATCAACGCCCGCCGCAACATCGCCTTCAACATCGCCGACGCCCTCACCGGCACGGGCGACCGCTTCGACCCCATCCTGTGGCTGCGCCAGTGCAAGATCGGCCCGTTCTCCCCGGCCGACGTGGCCGACTGGTCCACCCGCCTGGAACTGCGCATCAAGGCCATCGGCAGGAAGCGCCTCAACTCCCTGGAGATGGGCTACGACATCGAGCAGTACATCGACGCAAGCGGTTCGCCGATTGCGATTGACAAGGCGTAGTCGCCCCCATAGAGTCTTACCTGTCAGCAACAACCGCCCCGAAACAGGAGGCACCAGGTGAACCTCACCACCGCCACCCCCGTCGAGGTCGACACCGTCCTCGCCAACGCCTACGGCAAGATCGCCGACCTCACCAGCCAGCAGCACCGCCTCACCGCCACGGTGTCCCGCATCGACGAGGCCGAGCCCGGGTCCTACCAGTCCATGCTCCCGGCCTACTCCCCGGAGAACCGCGCCAAGCTGGTCGGCGAGATCGCAGCGCTCCAAGAGCGCATCCAGGGAATCCTTCAGGCCGAGGTGTACCCCTGCGAGGCGCAGTACCACGAGCGTCGCTGGACCCGGTACTACCTGGTCGACAACACCAACGGGCACGTCCACAAGGACACCCACTGCGCCTCCTGCTTCCCCACCACCCGGTACGCGTGGCTGGTCGAGCAGTCCGGCATGTCGGCCGAGGAGCTGGTCGTCCTGGCGGGCGAGAAGTCGTGCACCGTCTGCTTCCCGTGGGCCCCGGTCGACGTCCTCAAGCAGAAGACGAAGCTGGAGGCGCCGGAGCGCAAGGCCGCCCGCCTGGAGCGTGAGGCCAAGAAGGCAGCGGCAGCCGCGAAGAAAGCCGCCAAGGCCATCGCCAACCCCGACGGCACCCCGCTTGAGGTCTTCGACTGGCGCGTCCCCGAGCGTCAGCGCAAGACCCGCAGCGGCATCGTCACCGAGCCTGCGCACGACCGCTTCGAGACCATCGCGACCCTGGCCGCCGCCCGCTCCTGGCTGGCCGACCAGTACGAGACGTGGCGGGGCAACGATGGCACCCACCGCGACGTGAACAAGGTCGCCGAGGCCGTCGCGGACAAGGAGGGCAAGACCACCGAGGTGGTCATCGACGAGGCCAAGAAGCGCGCGGCCCGCCGCAAGTAGAGCCGTAACTCGGAAGCCGTAGGGGAGAAGCCATAACCTGGAATCTTCCCTACGGCCCCGGAGGCACCCGTGAACGACCAGCAGCAGACCCCCGAGCATGTCCGCGCCGTCCAGGAGCGTCGGCGCAGCGGAGCGGCCGGAGGCCACGATTCCCGCCCCCGCAAGCAGCGCACGCGCAAGACTGCCAAGCACGCAGCCATACGAGAGCAGGAGTAGGGCATGGACGCCAAGGCCACCGCGAAGTACCTGGAGCGCCGTATCGGCGACGCCGTCAAGGAGGCGACCGCCGTCCGCGCGGAGCTGTCCAGGGAGTTGGTCAAGCCCCTGGCGAAGGGCAGCCGAGCCACCTCCTCGCACACCCTGGACCGCCTCATCGACTTCGAGGCCGTCGCCGTCTCCTGGTTGGAGATCCACGAGACCGCCGGGGGCCCCCTGGAGGAGGTCGGCCACGAGGACTTCCTGAAGGCCGTACACAAGGTGCGCGCTGAGATCACCCAATGGCTGCGCACCTCCCGGCACGCCAACACCGGAACCTACGGCACGCAGGCCCTGGCCCAGCACAACGCGGCAACCAAGGTGCTGTCTAGCACGGACATCATCGAACTCATCGACGAGGAGAACTGATCATGGCGTACAGCAACGAGGTCATCGAGGCCCTGGCCTGGCTGCGCAAGGGCTGGGACGGCGACAACAGCGAGCGGGCCATCACCTCATTCGAGGCGCTGGACAACGCGGGCGTCTTCCGCGAGCTGGACGAGCAGACCGGCTACACCCCGGCCGAGGAGATCCTGGCCCGGACCGAGAAGGGCTGATCGTGTGTAAGTGCAGGGCCACCACCTACCAGGGCCACATCAAGAAGGTCGAGCAGGACGGCTATCCGGCCCACGTCTACAAGGGCCACTACTGGGCCCCGACGGACGACGCAGCTACCCCCCAGCACTGACTACCCACCCCGCATCAGGAGGAGCACCACCATGAAGATCATCCCCACCAACTGGACCACCCGCCGCGAGGTCTTCGTCCCCGTCGAGGACGGTCCGACCATCCCCACCGGGGCCTACTCGGGCCGGGCCAAGGACAAGGAGATGAAGGTCGTCCGGTTCCACCTGACCTACTGGCCGAGCAACGGCGAGTGGACGACCGCGTCCCTGCCGGTCATCGGGGTCCTGCTGAAGCAGGACGGTACGCCGGGACAGGTTGAGCACCTGACCTCCTTCTCCCTGGAGAACGACGACACCCCGCAGTGGGTGAGGGACGTCGTCGAGCACTTCCGCCCGAAGGAGCCCGCGCCGACCTCGCCGGACTCCCTGGAACTCAGCGTCTGACCTACGAGGAGCACGTCATGACCGAGCAGTCCGAAGAGCTGAAGTGCCTGGAGGACAACACGGGCGCGTGCAGCGGCCCCGTGGAGTTCCGTGACCCGCTGTCCGGCACGGGCAAGTCCTTCCCGCGCTGCGCCGCCCACTGGTCGGCACGGCTGAAGAAGCAGGAGGAGATCGTCGCCCGGTACGCGCCGTTCTCCGACGTCCCGCCGACCGGCTTCGACCCGACGTACGCGGGCGAGCGCTGGGACGAGGACTACTGATAGCAAGCACTTTAAGGGGATCGCTTGACAACTGTCGAGGGGTCCCCTTAACTGTTGTCTGACAACGCACCCCACACCAGGAGGAGCAGATGGCAGGCAGTCCGTTCCGATCCGTACTGCTGGCCGAGCGCCAGGAGGCCGCCGACGAGCTGATCAGGCAGCGCGAGAAATCGCTGAAAGTCCTGGAGAGCCGCTGGCGCAAGGAGTCCAGGGCAGCCCGCCAGCGCATCCTCATGACCCGCATCCAGGCGACGCGCAACAGCCTTGTCAGTTGGCAGGACTACATTGCCCAGGGATGCCCGCGCGTTGACAACGCCACCACCCGAGTCTGAGGAGGAGCACACCATGGCCACCGATGAAGAGGTCATCGAAGAGCTGCGCGCGTACATGGTCCAGCACGGCTGGAGCAGGCCCAAGGCGGAAGCGCAGTCCCGCATGTGGTTCGACTTCCTCGCCCCGCGTATCCGCCAGCAGGAACAGATGGCAGCGAAGAAGCAGCCCGTTCTCAAGCCCGGCGAGGTGCCCGTGCGCGAGCTGGTCGTCGGCGACATCATCGAGGAGCGGTACCCGAACTGGAGCCGTCGGAAGATCGTCACGAACATCACCGAGAGGTCCGCCGTCTTCCGCACTGACAACGGCCAGGACGGTCGCGCTGCGCTCACATCGAAGCGCAAGGGCAAGGTCACCGACAACCAGGTCGTCAAGGTGGGGCACTATGACCTCACCGACCAGTTGCTAGGGGAGCTGTCGCTCTGGCACTCCATGGGCGACCTCCGGCGCGCGCGGTGGAGGCGTGGACTGCTGGAGGGGCTGCCGCCGTTCTATGCGATCTTCGGGTACGCCAGCATGGAGGAGATGTCGTTCGGGGACATGGTGCGCGGTGAGACCGTCGACACGGTGACGGTTGCCGGTGGCGTACGTGTGAACGTCAAGCGGTACGACAACGAGCAGACCGTCGTGGACGGAAAGACCGTCTCCATGACGTGCTGGGGAGCCTCCGTGGTGGACCCCGAGCACGACCACGAGTTCGGGGTCCTGGGCTGGCGCTACCGGGACCAGGACACCGCACGTAAGACCATCGACATGCTCGACCAGTCGCTCCGGGGTGGCTACAACCTGGAGATGGCCGTGCGCACGGTGTGCAATGTGGGCAACGACAACCTGCCTACGATCGACCGGTGGAAGCAGGGGAAGGGCTGACGCTGTGGAGAACTTCAAGGTCCTGTGGACCGACACCAACGGACACGCGCACGTATCTGTCGTGAGCTACGACAAGACCAGCGCCGACCGCCGGGCCGAGGAGCTGCGGGCCGACATGACCAACGTCTCGGTCGTCCCCGTCTTCCCGCCCAACTGGACGTTCGAGCAGCAGCCCAAGGGGCGCATCGTCCAGCGCAGGCACACCGCAGTCAAGTAAGTTCCTGAGACTACTTGACAACGCGTAACGATGACGACTAGCTTCGTCCTGTCACCAACCACCCCGCCCGAATAAGGAGCGAAGGATGAGCGAGCCGACGTTCAACGTCACCCTCACCCGCGCACAGGTCGTCGCCCTGCTGGTCGACGGGAACGCGCAGAAGTTCCCCACCCTGGACAGCTCAGACGCCACGGTTGGCTTCTTCGCCGACCTCAAGACCTGGTACCTGGACAACAGCACCGACAAGGCCACGTCCTTCTGGGCGCAGATCAAGGACAGCCACGAGGGCGCCGGATGGCGCACGGTCGGTACCTCCGACAAGAGCGGCCACGACGCGGCATGGGGAGCCCTCACCGACGACATGCAGCGCCGTCACCTCCGCTACGGCGAGCTGGCCGCGCACATCGCCGACATGGAGAACGGCGACGTTCTGTCGGCCGAGGACGGCACCGAGTACCGCATCCTCAAGCCCGGTCAGGAGATCACCCGGTGAGCACGCCCCCCTTGGTCTGCAAGACCTGCAAGCGTCCCCTTGAGCGCCACATCGAAGCGGGTACGGGGGAGGAATCCTGGCGGCATCACGAACAGGATTCCCTCTCCGGCCACAAGCCAATTCCCGTGGAACCCGAGGACGGAAAAGTCCACGGGCGCTGCGACTTCTGCAACCTGGATCTCGGGGCGGAAAAGTTCGTCCTGCCGGTGGCGGATTTCGTGGCGGGACGGCACCCGGTCAGCGGCAAGATGCAGGGCTACGAGGGCGACTGGATGGCCTGCGGAAACTGCGCCCTACTGATCGACACCAACCAGTGGTCGGCGCTGCTGCGCAGGGTCCAGCACTACTGGGAGCAGGACCATGGGATGGCTGCCCCGCCGGACAAGAAGACCGGCTGGGCCCACCTGTACCGGCTGCTGCGGCGCAACATCATCGGAGCGCTCCGCCCGGCCGAGTAGTCCCGGACATGACGAAGGCCCCCACCGAATCGAGCTGGCCGGTGGGGGCCTTCGGCGTCCATGAGAACACGCGCAAGCCGCTGAGGCAAACGGGTAGACAACGGCTTCCGGAAGCCGTAATGTCATGCACGTCAACAACCCGCCCCGCATCAGGAGGCCCGCATGTCCGCGCGAATCGACAGCTACCAGCTCGCCACCACCCTCGCGAAGATCGAGAAGATCAACGAGCGCGCGGCCAAAAAGGGCCTGTCCGGCCGCCTGGACCTGGACGTGACCGAGGTCGAGGTGAAGACCAAGGACGACCTGGGCTTCGAGGTCGTCGAGATCCTGTACGACGTCTTCTTCACGGGCGAGGCGCCCAAGCACGACGGCTGGGTGTTCCTCGCGACCCTGGACTGGGACCCGAACGCGGGCCTGATCGTGCGCACCGCTCCCGGAGTCCACTCCGTCGACCGCGAGGGCCTGCGCGAGGGTGCATGCGACCACTGCAACAAGGACCGCATGCGCCGCGAGACCTTCCTCGTCAAGCACGAGGAGACCGGCGAGGAGAAGCAGATCGGGCGCTCCTGCATCAAGGACTTCCTCGGCTGGGACACCACCGTCGCCTGGCCCACCAGCCCCGCCGACGACGACGAGGAGAAGGAGTTCTACGGCATGGGCGGCGGGGACCGCGACGTGTCCACCGAGACCGTCCTGGCCTACGCCTGGGCCTGCGTCAAGGCGTTCGGCTTCGTCCGCAGCCAGGACTACCACGCCACCCCCACCGTGCACCTCGTGCGCAACGCGATCAGCCCCTCCCGCTCCCGGCGTGACAAGGAGTTCGCCGAGAAGATGGCGCCGCTGGCCGGGGAGGCCAAGGGCAAGGCCGCCGAGATCCGCGCGTTCATCCTGTCCGGTGACTTCTCCGGCACCTCGGAGTACGTCACCAACCTGAAGGCCATCGCGGGCGCCAAGATGGTCTCCTCGCGCAACTTCGGCATCCTCGTCTCCGCCCCGCAGGCCTGGGCCCGCTTCAACGAGCAGACCCTCATCCGCAAGCAGCGCGAGGGCAAGCCGTCGGAGTGGATCGGCACCGCGCCCGACAAGGCCGCCGGGGTCAAGGGCTCGCGTATCACCTTCACCGGCATCGTGGAGTCCATCCGCTACATCGACGGCTTCTATAGCTCGACCACCCTCTACCAGGTGCGCGCCGAGGACTCCGGCGTCGTCGTGAAGTGGTTCGCGTCCACCAACGCGCTCGGCGAGGACACGGGCGTGCGCGTCACCCTCCGGGGCACCGTCAAGGAGCACGACGACTACAAGGGCAACAAGGCCACCGTCCTTACCCGCTGCACCCTGGTCGAGGACAACGTCACCGAGCCCAAGCCGTATGAGATCGACGCCCCCGCCAAGAAGCGCACCCCGCGCAAGAAGGCCGCTGCTGCGCCCGCTCCGGCCCCCGTCGAGGAGGCCCCGGCCCCCGCGCCCGTAGTCGAGGAGATCGCCCCGGAAATCGCCGAGGAGACCCCGCAGGAAACCACATCGGATTCTGTCGCGGACACCACCGCGAACGACGACCAGAATCGCCTGGCGTACTACGCGGGCGGCGCGGACGGGTTCGTCCGCTCGATCGCCGACAACGCCGAGGAGGAATCCAACTTCCGAGCCCGGATGGATTCCCGTCAGATGTGGGTCCGGCTCGGTGAGGACGTCGAGCTGATGTCCATGGCGGATGCCTTCGACCTGATGGCCCAGGCATACGCCGAGGGCGCCGAGTGGGTCGACGGGGTCGGCATCGACGCCGCCAACTGGGGCGGGCTGCTGCTGGCCATCGGCCAGGCCGCCGAGGCCGCCACCGTCTGACCCCGGGCATGCAAAAGGCCCCCACCGCGTCCCGCTGGCCGGTGGGGGCCCTGTTGTGTCCGGCCCCCAGGAGAACACGCCCCCGCCCGGCCGCTGATCACAGCTTCATAACGCCTTGTAAATCCATGTGCTCAAAGGGCTTGACAAGGGGTTCCCCCTACGGAAAAGTCAGCGCTCCCAACACACCCGCACGAAGGAGCAGACGACATGAGCCGCACGATCACCCGCCCCCAGGGAATCGCCCTCCGCAACGCCGACTGGCTGCCGGAAGAGCTGCTGACGCCTAACGACGCGCTGCGCTCCCGCTACGTGGTCAGCGCCCGCACCAACACCTGTGCCGCCCTGGTCCGCCTGGGCCTGGCCGAGGAGCTGAACGGGCAGTACGTACTCACCCGCGCCGGGGAGACCGTCCGCGCCATCACTGATCTGCCCGCGTACCTGCCCCGCCTGGACACGGTCGCCAACATCGTTGCCGCTGCGGCCGAGGAAGACACCATGGCGGCCGAGGAGCAGGCGCGGCCGAGCGACGGCACGTACTACCCGGCCGAGGCTGGCGCGCGTGGCTGGCGTGACGCTGTGCCGCTGTGGTTGGACGGCCGCCGGGTCTCCGCCATCGTCGAGAATGACGGGCAGGACCTTTACGTCTTCCTCGGTACCGAGACCATTTACGACGGCGACATGCCCACGGGCATCACGGGTGACGGCGACGTGAGCACCTGGGTTCGCCAGTACGCCACCGGGTACGTGTGGGCCGCTGAGTACCGCACGCTGTGGAGCTACCGCAACCACGCCGGGTACGTCGTGGGCCCGTACTCCGACGCGGAGTTCGCCGCCACCGGCAAGAGCGCCGAAGCGTACTGCCGGGGCATCGTCGACACGGTCGGCGCCGGTGAGGTGATCCGTACGGACCGCACCCCGGAGCACTTCGACACGGTCGGCCGCAACTGGACCGACGTGCGCACCGTCGTGCACGCCGTCGGCCGCTTCGCCGAGGAGGCCCCCCAGGAGCCGCAGGAGGACGCCCCCGCGCCCGTCTCCGGCCTTCCCCTGCCCATCGTGACCACGGATGAGCTGCTGTCCCTGCTGGGCCCGCTCACGGACGCGGAGCGGCTGGCCGTCGACCTGGCCGAACTGGACGCCCCCACCGACCCCACCGCCTAGGTCACATCTCTATAAAGACTTGTCCAGCGATCCCCGAAACTGGCTTTACAAGCCGTAATCGGGGTACGTTGGCAACACAACAACACACACCAACCGCCCCGCAACAGGAGGCCGCAATGCGCACCGCCAACATCCCCGCCCTGACCGTCTCGCCCATCCGCGCCATCGTCGAGGGCTCGCGCAACTTCTGCGCCAAGGCCGGACTGTCCACCCGCGACCACTGGGACTACTCCCGCGTGATCGTCGCCCCGTCGGCCGTCGAGAAGATCGCCGACGCGTACGCCGCTCTCCCGTTCATCGACAACGCCGCCCCGGCTGCGTGGCGCGCCATGGCCGAGGGGGTCAAGCGTCAGTACGAGTTCATGACCGCCCCCGCGTCGCGCGGTGGCCTGGGCATCGCCGTGAGCGTCGAGGACGCCGACCCGTACGACATGGACAAGCAGGGCACCCGCGCGTTCTTCGAGGACGTCCGCAACGGCCGGATGCGCATCCTGTCGACGGCCGCCACGGGTGGTCACTTCTTCTTCGACGACGACACGAACGACCAGTTCCGCGCCGTACACGACGTGTTCGGCCACTGCGGCACCGGGCGCGGCGTCGACCGCCACGGGGAGGAAGCGGCCTTCCGTAAGCACTCCCTGATGTTCTCCCCGCTCGCCCGTAAGGCGCTGGCCACGGAGACCCGCGCGCAGAATCACGCGATGATCGCGGCCGGTGGCGTCTTCCAGACGCAGAAGGTCGCCGTTATGCCGCACTGGGCGCGGCAGTTCGAAGCCGTCCGCCCGTCCTCCCTCGCGGAGTACCGCGCCACGTTCAAGCAGGCGCAGAAGATGCACGCCGCGCAGGGCCTCGCCGAGTAGCACCCGCCCCACACCACGGGGGCCGGGGAAACGCTCCGGCCCCCTCCCACCACCGCCCAGGGAGGGCACACCATGAACGTCTACAAGATCAATTCCGGTCACTGGGGCTGGCTGCATGCGGCTGAGATCAAAGTGGAGGGCCCGTTCCTGCGCCTGCTCGACGTCACCCGCGACGACAAGCCGTTCTATCCCGAGTGCATGATCCCCGTCGCTGACGCGAAGCTGATCATCCCGCCGACCGTCTGAGCAACCGCCCCACCGCACCCCCCAACACCCGCCCCACATCAGGAGGTAACCCCATGCGCATCACCCACACCACCGCCGCCATGGTCGCCGCCCACCTCGGCGCCCTCACCCATGAGCGCGTGTCCGTTCAGGTCGGCACCGGCCGCGACGGCAAGGGGTACCGCGTGACCGTCGCCGCATCCCCGCTCGCGCGTCAGCTCACGTGGGATTCCGCGCGCAACGAGGGACGCCAGGCCATCGCGTACATGCTCGGCGCCGTGGACGCCTACACCGACGGGGCCGCATTCGACCGCGTCCAGTTCCTGGCCGACCTGCTCCGCGAACTGGCGTACCGGCCGGAGCTGTCCAACTCCCTGACCCTGGGCCGTGAGGACGGCACCGCCGCCCGCGTACAGTCCGGCCAGAACACCGCGCCGAAGGGAGACGCCCCCGTGTCTGTTGAGTTCGCCCCCGACGAGGAGACGCCCACGGGTGAGGACCTGGACCGCGACAACGCGCGTGACGGGCTGCTGGCCGAGTGGGACCACACCGGCACCGCCTACCCGTACGTCACGGTAGGCATGGTGTGGGAGGTCAAGCGTTACGCCCTGGTCTACGGCGTCGACCTGCCCGACCTGGCCGACCGGGACGCCGTACGCGCGTTCGTGGGCGCCGCCCGCACCGCCTAGCCACAGCAGGGCCACGACAGCCCCTCACCGCCCAATCCCGGGCCGGTGGGGGGCTTTCTCGTGTTTACCCCCATGGACGCCCTACAGCGCCCCCACACGTCCACGCAGCGCCCCGCATGACCGCACGGCCGCCCGTGGTCCTGGTCGCCCAATTCGGGGCCGGGGGAAGGCTCCCCACTGCTGACCACACCCAGGGACACAGCACTACGACACGCACGGCCATGCGGTCGCCAGGCTCACAGCCAATACGCCGTAACTCCCTGGCTCCCTGGTTGTCGAGTTGCTACAGCGACC